CAGCAAAAAGCTTACACAGACGAGGAAATAGCGGAGCGTTGGGTTGGTGATATCAAAACTGCGGAGCGGTGTGTCAATCGCTACGCTAATGGTTTTCATTTGCCTCAACCTGTTTTTGATGCTGTTACTTCGATTACGTTTAATTGCGGTTGTTCAAACATGCGGAAATCAACAATGTATAAACATTTGAACAACGGTGATTATAAAGCAGCTTGTAATGAGTTTCCGAAATGGAATAAAGCAGGCGGTAAAGTACTGAATGGCTTAGTAATCAGGCGAGAAAAGGAGAAAGCGTTATGTCTATCTTATGCTTCATCATTGCTTCAATAATGGCTGTTAATGATGTCAACGGTTGGGGTTGGTTTTTATTTGTGTCGTTATTATTGAGTGATTCATCATGTTCAAATTGTCTAAAGTAAATATAGCGAACACGGCATTAATCATTATAGGCTTTGTCTTTACTATCTATTTCGGTTACAACAATTATCAAGAGAAGAAACAGCTACAAAAAGATAAAGCTGAACTGTTCGGAAAAATCGAACAGTTAGAGCAGAATATCGCTAAAAACAATCAAATTATAACGCAACGAGAGCGAGAGAAAGCTCAAGACGCTATGTCAATTAAACAACTTCAAGAGCAAATAAAAGATGCACTTAAAAATAATCAATGTGCTAATGATTTTATGCCTAGCAACGTGTCTGACTGGATGCGGAGCGGTAAAAACTGAGTACGTTTATCAATGCAATATTCCTGCATCACTAACACAGCCAAATAACGAGCCTCATATTGATAAACGAATCACTTGGGGACAATGTCCAGTTTTGTACACTGAATTATTGAACGAACTTAGGCAGTGTAATAGCGATAAAAAGGCGATAAGGGAAATTAATAAATAACTATTCACTTTTACCGCATAAACTATAAAAATTCTCGGGCAGTTATAAAAAATAACTGCATATTTAATCAAACCACTTAATTGCGGTTTTTTTATATCTGAAATTTGCCATCACACGGCAATTAACAACAAGAGCCACTTAGGAATGAGTTTTAGAGGGAGCCAGATGGTTTTCATGGTTACCTCTCTGAACTGGTTCCCTGTGTGACTAAAACTCATTTCTAATGGAGAACACCATGAATATTATTAAATTTGATTTTAACGGTCATCAAGTTGGTTTTAACGATGATGGTTGGATTAACGCTACAGAAGCTGCGTCAAAATTTGGCAGAAGACCAAATGATTGGCTAAATCTTCCTGATACTGTTAATTATATCAATGCGTTAGAATCTAGATACCAGAAAATCCCGTATGTAAAAACTAGCAGAGCAAGAAAGGATCGTGGTGGTGGTACTTGGATTCATCCTAAATTAGCCGTTCGATTTGCTCGGTGGCTGTCTGTGGATTTTGAAATATGGTGTGATGAGCAAATAGATAAACTCATTCGCTCTCAATCAATAACGTACACAGACGAACAAGTATTAGCAATACTAACTCATAAAGAGCCACAAACATGGGAAAAACGATTTCAACGGCCTTTTTATCAAGCATTATCCAAAATGACTAATCTACCGTTCAATAACCATATTGGTGGTTGCCCGTCATTGTTCGGAATGATAACCCAAAAGTGGGTTTATGGTGTCGTACTACCTAAAAAGGTTTATCAGAGCATCAAAGAGCGCACGAAGAAAAGCGACAAAATCCATCAATTTTTAAAACCAGAAGCTTTGAAAGCAGTAGAAGACCAGTTAATAGCAATAACAACAATTGCAAAAGGTTGTGTTGATTATAAGGATTTTGAGGCTCGATGCTCAACAATATTTAATACAAAAGGTCAGATTAAATTTATATTAGCTGCATAACGGTAACTATCATGGATAATAATAAAAACCCTATTTTTTACGCTCGCATTGTTAGCATCTCATATGTAGAACATCTAATTAGAATAAATGGCGATAATATTTTCAAACATCATCTAGGAAACTTGGAATTAGAACCCGACAGCCTAGCGTCCTTCTTGGAGGGATTCTATGAACGAGAGCTTTCAGAATTTGAACGCATGTGTATGTATGGTTCGATGATTGATATGAATAAAACAAAAGAGGGCTGTTCATTAAAAATCGGCACTACCTTTTATTTAAATCAATCTGGCATAGATAAATTAAACAATCTAATGAGCAGTTTCATTTTAATGAAATCAGAAGAGAAAGAAACAAAATCAGCAGTTACGTATCATTAACTTCTAGGTTAATCATGTTCGCCGAGGTAAAGAGAAATGAAACAAATTCAATTATTAATTTAAGGAAAGATTATGAAAAAGCCAGACTGGGAGGCTATCGAATCGGCCTACAGGGCTGGATTACTGTCTATAAGAGAGATCGCTTCACAACACGGAATAACTCACGGCGCAATAAATAAAAGAGCAAAGCGTGATGGGTGGGAAAGAGATTTAAGCTCAAAAATAAAAAACAAAGCAGATTCATTGGTATCCAAAAAAGAGGTATCCACTCAGGTATCCAGTGAAAAGGCACTTAACGAGCGGATACTAATTGAAGCTAACGCCGAAGTAATAGCCAATATCCGAATGGAACACCGAGGCGATATTCGTAAAGCTCGTAATATTACCAACGCCTTATTTGAAGAGCTTGGCGCTGAATGTGCTGATATAGAGGCATTCAAAAAACTTGGTGAGTTATTAGCAAATCCAGACCAAAACGGTAGGGACAAACTCAATGAAGTTTATATGTCCGTCATATCAATGCCAGAAAGAGTGAAATCAATGAAAGCATTAAGTGAAACACTTAAAAACTTAATCACTTTAGAGCGACAAGCTTACAGCATAGATGACATACCAAAGGACAACTCGATTAATCAGCTATCTGACTTAATGGATAAATTATCACAGGAGGGGTAATGTTATCTCCTGAACATTTAAGAAAACTCAGCAATAAACTTTGGCGTTTAAATAATCTCTACCGAATCACAGATAAAACAGGTAAACAAATTCGTTTCACAATGACACCTGAGCAGCTTGAATACTTCGAAGGTATGCACACTCGAAATATCATCCTAAAGGCTCGTCAATTAGGATTTACTACCGAGGTGTGCATTATTCAGCTAGACGCGGCATTATTTGAATCAGCCAAGTGTGCGTTGATTGCTCATACTCTAAATGATGCTAAACGATTATTTAGAGAAAAAGTAAAATATGCGTATGACAGGTTGCCAGAAGAAATAAAGCAAGCGAATCCTGCTAGTAATGATGCCGCAGGTGAGTTGGTCTTTAAAAAAGGCGGTTCGCTTTATGTATCAACTTCATTCCGTGGCGGTACATTGCGTTACTTGCATGTTTCTGAGTTCGGTAAAATTTGTGCTAAGTTTCCTGATAAAGCCAAGGAAATCGTCACAGGTGCGTTCGAAGCTGTTGCTACAGGCTGTTTCATTACTATCGAAAGCACAGCGGAGGGTAAAAGTGGTTATTTTTATGATTACTGCAATACAGCTGAAAAAGCTCATATTCAAGGTAAGCCTTTATCATCACTAGACTGGAAATTTTTCTTCTTTTCTTGGTGGAAGAATCCACTTTATGCGATAGCGCCAGTTGAACCGATACCAACTCGATTAAAAGAGTATTTTAGCGAAATAAAAACTAAGCATGGTATCGACTTAACCGAACAACAAAAAGCTTGGTATCACGCTAAAGAGAAAACGCTTGGCGATGATATGAAGCGTGAATATCCATCTATTCCAAGTGAAGCCTTTGAGCAATCAATCGAGGGTGCTTACTATGCAAGGCAATTCAGAGAACTATACAAAGAAAAACGCATTACCACGCTACCAGATAATCGCCATCTACCAGTTTATACCTATTGGGACTTGGGTATTGGTGATTCAACCGCTATTTGGTTTGTGCGCAAAGTGGGTGAAGAATTTCACATCATTGACTACTACGAAAATAGTGGCGAGGGTCTCAGGCACTACATGAAGGTCCTGAAAGATAAAGCCCAAAAGCTTGGTTATGAATATGCTGAGCACTGGGCACCGCATGATATTGATAATCGTGAATTATCGGGTGATGGTAAGAGCCGTAAACAAATAGCAAAAGAAGGCTATGAAATTGACGGTGAGAAATACAGCATTAAGTTTAATGTAGCCCCAAGGTTAAGTGTTGATGATGGCATCGAATCAGTTCGTGAAATTCTTCCTCTTTGTGCATTTGATTCAAGCAAATGCGAACAAGGTATTGCTAATTTAGAAGCCTATCGAAAAGCGTGGGATGATAAAAACGGCTGTTGGCGAGATAAACCGCTACATGACCATACATCACACGGCGCGGATGCGTTTAGATATTTTGCTGTGGCTAATCGAAATGCACGCAGACAAGCTTTTACAATTCAAATGGAAACAACATTCTAATGAATCATGACATTACTTTTATTCGACCTGAGCACAAACAAGCATCTATTAACTGGGAAAAAATGCGGGATGTTTGTGCTGGCGCTGAAATAATTAAATCAAAAGGTAATCAGTATTTACCTTATTTAGATCCCACAGATAAGAGTGAACGTAATAAAAAACGCAATCAAGATTATATTGCAAGGGCGGTTTTTTATAGTATTACTGGTCACACAAAAATTGGTTTAATTGGTATGGCTTTCCGCAAAGATCCAACAATTAGCATCCCTAACAAGTTGGAATATCTCAAAACTAATGCAGATGGTGCGGGAACAAGTATTTACCAACAGTCACAATCAACGCTTGAATCAGTATTAGAAGTTGGCCGTCATGGTCTGTATGTTGATTATTCCTCAGATTCTAATGAGGCTATGATTTTATCGTATAAAGCAGAAGATATTATTAACTGGCGAACACAACGAATTAACGGCAAAGATAAGCTAGTTTTAGTTGTTCTTCGGGAAGTAGTTGAAGTCTCTGATGGATATGGTTTTAAAGATATCACTCAATACAGAGAGTTAGGCATTGAAGAAGGCAAGTTTATCTGTAAGGTTTGGCGTCGTACAGGTGAAAATAACAGTGGACCTTATGAAATTGATTCTATTTATGAGCCAAAACCAAAAAATGAAGATCATTGGCATGAAATTCCATTTACATTTGTAGGCGCTCAAAACAATGACCCAACAATTGATGATTCTCCTTTATCTTCATTAGTTGAAATTAATTTAGGACACTATCGTAATAGTGCTGATTATGAAGATAGTTTATTCTTTTGTGGGCAGGTTCAGCCTGCAATCATCGGATTAGACACAGAATGGCGAGATTTCTTGGAAAAGAATGGTGTCAAGATTGGATCTCGTACCCCATTATTACTTCCTCAGGGTGGTAATTTTGTTTACGCTCAAGCTCAACCCAACACTTTAGCTAAAGAGGGTATGGACGATAAGCGCAATTATATGGTGGCACTAGGCGCTAGGTTAATAGAACAAAACTCATCAGCTAAAACCGCAACACAAGCTAATGGTGATCAAACAGCATCAACATCCGTACTCGGTATATGTTGCTCTAACGTGTCGGAGGCTTACACGATAGCACTTAAATGGTGTGCTCATTATCTTGGGATAGTGGTTGATGACATTGTCTGTTCTATCAATCAAGAGTTTATTTCTAAGATTGCTGATGCCGGCATGATTACCGCTATTGTTAGCTCATGGCAATCAGGCGCAATCAGGGATGAGGATATGATACGTGCAATGCAAAAAATAGATATCATTGACCCAAGCGCAGATCCTGAAACCGTCAAGCAGGAGCTAAAAGACGCAGATCCTCGGTTGCTAGGTAATTTATGACAATTAACAAAAAACTACGAGATGAAGCAATCTCTCACCGCGTTAATCTAGTTGGTTATGAACATTACTTAATAAGAGAATCGCTTAAACTACTAAACGTCGTTGATAAACAGTTAACAGCCCAACTATATATTGCGTTAGATGATTTATCTTCTAGCGAATTTAAAATATCACGACTTGAATCAATGCTCAGTAGTGTTAAGTCATTAAATTCATTTTCTGATTATCTCTTTGGTGAATTAAATGCATTTAGTGAATATGAGAGTAATTATCAATATTCACTGTTTGAATCGTTATTACCCGATATTGTTAAAGCTAAGTACCCTTTAATGCAGATATCGCCGAATCAGTTATTTGCGGCGGTAAAAGCAAAACCATTTCAAGGGCGATTATTATCTGAATGGGTAAGTAATATCGAAGATGACAGGCTTAAGCGTGTTACCAATGCCGTTAGAACTGGTTATGCAACTGGTGAAACCACTGAACAGATTATTAGGAGAGTGAGAGGCACTAAAAAGAACAATTATAAAGATGGTGTTTTAGAAACTAGTAAGAGAAACGTATCATCATTAATTCGCTCAGCTGTATCTCACACAGCCGCCGTTTCTCGTGATGAGTTCGGAAAGGCTAATAGCGATTTAATAAAAGGCAAGCAATGGTTATCTACGCTTGATACTAGTACTACGCCGATGTGTATTATTCGTGATTTAAAACAGTATACATTAGATAACCAGCCTATTGGTCATGACATTCCATACGGTGACGGACCGGGTAAATTACATTTTTGTTGTCGGTCTGTTGAAACGTTTATACTAAAAAGTTATCGTGAACTAGGGATCGACATTGATGAGGTGCCAACAGGCACAAGAGCATCAATGGATGGTCAAGTTCCAGCCAAAACCTCTTATCTTGATTGGCTAAAAACACAATCACAGGAGAGGCAAGAGCAAATATTAGGGGTAGAAAGAGCGAGGTTATTACGAAATGGAGAAATTGAGCCAGAAAAGTTTTTCACTCGCGATGGACACTTATTAACAATTGACGAATTAAACAACCAACTTAGTGGTCAACTTTCAAATTTAAGAACAGTTGAAGATGTTGAAAATTGGATGCAAAGAAAAAGCATAGCTGCTAATGTTAAATTTCCGAAAGATACATCTCTCGAAAGCGCTAAAGGTGTTGCTGAAATATCAGAAGATATTATTAAAAGGTTCAATTTATCAAAACTCTCATGGTTAGGGACAAAAGATAAATTTTCGGAAACTGCGGCTGGTGCTTATAATTTATCTCAAAACTCAATTCACATGGCGCAATGGATGTTAGACCCAAGCGAATGGGAGGCAATTGCAGAAAACGCCGCCATGCTAGGGTTTAAAGATATGGCCATTTATGAAATTGATTTATCTCCAGATAAAAAACAGCTAGCACGGATAATTGCTAACTTGGATGTTTTACCTTACTCATCAGTTCAAAGCATAAAAGGAACAATAGCACATGAATTTGGGCACTATCTATATTATCAAGATGAGAAGTATTTATCTAAAATCACTCAAATTGCATATAATGACAAATGGGCGCATGTGCTAAGTTATTATTCTTCTGATTCAAATGAAGAGCTTTTTTCTGAAAGCTTTGCTTTGTATATGCTTGGCGATACTGAATCGAGAAAGAGAATTCATCCTTTAATACTAGAATGGTTAATAAAACATGACAAACGATAATCTAAGAAAGGTCCACGCTTTAATTCAAAAACAGCCGTGGGATGATGATATCTTAGTGGAGATACAAAAGTTAATTGATAACGAGCCAAATTTAGCCATTAAACGTATGATGGCTATGAGTATGAGTGCAGTTACCAATAAAATGGAAAACAGCAAAACAATAGATAAATAAATATTTATTAACATCTACAAGGTCGCTATATGCGGCCTTTTTTATTTTCAGAGCAAAGCTCAAATCCTGAGGGGAAATTATGTTATTTAGAGAAATTAACCGAAAGTTTTATTCAGAAGCACAAGAGGGCGGCGATGCTGGTGGTGGTGCAACAATCACCCCAGAAGTGCAAGCCTTAATAGATAAAGCAGTTGCTGAAAACACGCAAGGCTTAAAAAATAAAAATAATGAATTATTAGGTAAGCAAAAGGCATTATCTGAAAAACTAAAGCAGTTTGAAGGGATTGATCCTGACGCCGTCAAAACAATCTTACAGCGATTTTCAGATGATGAAGAAGCAAAACTTATTTCAGCAGGGAAAATCGATGAGGTATTAAACAAACGCACAGAGCGGTTTAGAAGCGAGTTTGATAAAAAACTTAAAGCTGAACAAGAGCGAGCTGATAGCGCACAAAAGAAAGCCGAAAAGTATAGCAGTATTGTGCTTAGCAACAAAATGACTAATGCGGCATTGAAAGCAGGAGCGTTACCAGAAGCATTAGAAGATATTAGTTTACGTGCCAAAGGTATGTTTATTTTAAGTGATGACGGTGAGGCTGTCGCAGTAGGACAAGATGGCGAACCTTTACTTGGTAAAGACGGTAAAACTCCGTTAACACCTCAAGAGTGGGTGGAATCATTAAAAGATAATGCTCCACACTTATTTCCAAGAGCCGAAGGCACTGGAGGCGGAGGTCATAAGGCAGGCGGTTCCAATTTAGTTCGTTCAAAAATGACCAGTACGGAAAAACACAACTACATCCAGAAATATGGTCAACAAGCATATTTAAAATTACCAAAAGATTAAGAGGAAGTTAAATAATGGCAACAACAGTAAATACAGATTTAATCATTTACAACGATTTAGCACAAACCGCATTTTTAGAGCGACGCCAAGATAACTTGGATGTATTTAATGCGGCATCTAATGGTGCAATTCTTATCGACAATGAATTAATTGAAGGAGATTTTCGTAAACGAGCATTTTATAAGGTTAACGGCTCTATTGACCCTCGTGATATTAATTCGGTTGATCCTGTTACAGGTAAAAAAATCGGTGCAGGCGAAGCTGTGGGCGTCAAAGTGCCATGGAAATATGGACCCTATGAAACAACAGAAGAAGCATTTAAACGCCGTGGGCGTGATATTTCTGAATTTTCAGAGGTGATCGGCGTTGATGTGGCAGATGCAACATTAGAGGGCTACGTTAAATATGCCATCAATTCTCTAATGGCTGCTATTGGTGCTAACACTGACATGACAGTAACCGCAGATATCGCGACCGATGGGAAGAAAACATTAACTAAAGGATTACGCAAATACGGCGACAAATTCAATCGTGTTGCTTTATTTGTTATGCATTCTACAACCTACTTTGACATTGTAGATCAGGCAATGGATAACAAGCTATACGAAGAAGCTGGTGTTGTGGTTTATGGTGGCCAACCGGGAACATTAGGCAAACCTGTATTAGTTACAGATTCTGCGCCAGTTGATGCGATTTTAGGTTTAGTTGCAAGTGCTGTAAAAATCACTGAGTCACAAGCTCCGGGCTTCCGTTCTTATGACATCAATACGCAAGAGAACCTAGCAATCGGATATCGTGCAGAGGGTACAGTTAACATTGACTTACTCGGTTATAGTTGGGATACATCAAAAGGCGCTAACCCAGATTTAGCCAAGCTAAGCAATCAAGTTAACTGGAAAAAACACTTTGACAGCAATAAATCTACCGCTGGCGTTTTAATCAAACTAGGAGCGCCAAACGTTAACAGCAGATCTGCCAAAGGAAATAATTAAAACAAAGGGCTTTACGCCCTTTTTTATGGAGCAATGAATGATTAATGCCGATCCTAATTCTAGCAACTTTAACAGTTATGCAAGCATTGATGATTTAGAGCATTTTGCTAACGCAAGAGATATAAGTTTACCTGACAATAAAGAATCATTGCTCATTAAAGCAATGGACTATTTGAATGGATTAAATTGGGCGGGTAAGAAAGCCAAACAAAGCCAAACTTTACCATTTCCTAGAAAGAATATTGTTTTGGATGGCTATTTATTACCTAGCAATGAGATCCCAACTCCACTAATAACAGCTCAATGCATGTTAGCTATTGAAGCTATTTCGGGTGATTTATTACCTAGTGTGCGTGAGGCTCCAGTAAAGTCGGAGTCTATAGCTGGTGCGTTAACAGTCGCTTATGCGGTCGATGAATCTGGCTTTAAACCGCAGTATACGGCTGTTATGTCAATATTGGGCGATTTGGTTGTTAGCAGTGGGTTCTCAATAAATTGTATTGCCGAGAGGTCGTGATGGTGAACTTTTATGAACGTTCATTTAATACAGCCTTGAAGCTCCTTTCAAAATATGGCATGAAATATTCCGTATTAAGGAAGGGTAAGGTATCGATTGTTAACGGTAAAGAAGTTATTACCGAAAATCAGACCTTTACTACAACAGGCATAAAAACCAATTATAACCCTATTGAGATTGACGGAACAGTTATTCAGTCGGGAGATGTTCAAATGGTTTTTTCTGCTGATGTTGAGCTGAAAATCAATGATATTGTAACCATTGACGGTGAAAAATACCTGATTAAACAGCCTAATCCCGTAAAACCTGCTGATGTTCTCATATGCTACAAAGCACAGTTGAGGAAAGCGTAAATGTCAAATAGCCAAAACTTTCTATCGTCTATCAATGCGTTTGTAGATAAAGCGAAAGCAAAAAATGAGCTTGTAGTTAAAAAGGCCTGTATCGAAATATTGCAAGATATTATCAGAATGTCGCCAGTGGGTAACCCTGAATTGTGGGCGATTAATCAAACCGCTGTAGCATATAACATTGCTGTTTCTGACTATAATTCATCTTTGCGAGATAATCCTGACAATCTAACGAAAAATGGGCGACTAAAGAAAGGGTTGAAAGTTAATGACTCCATGGACATCAAGAAAAGAGCGAATTATTCTGGTGGACGGTTTCGTGGTAATTGGCAAGTTACCTTTAATGTGCCTGCATCTGTTGAACTAGATAGAATTGATCCATCAGGAATGGACACGTTAAAAGATGGTATCGAGCAGATTGGGCGGTATACAAATGGTGTTCAGTCAATCTACTTTACTAACAACCTACCTTACAGTGTGAGATTAGAGTTTGGACACTCTAAACAAGCGCCTAACGGTATTGTCAGGGTCGCCGCACTAAATGCTCAAGTTCATTTTGAAAATGCCGCAAAAGGAGGTTAATAATTGATTTCGACAATTTCAGAATTGCTCGAATCGCATCTAGATATTATTGCCAACCAACTAGGTTTACCAATCATTTATGAAAACATTGAAGCAACACCTAATGACGAAATATACTTGAAATCCAACATATTGCCAGCAATCACAACCAGCTTTGATTTGGGCGGTAATTCACGGATTTACAAAGGAGTTTATCAAGTTAGCGTAGTAGCTCCAATTAACACTGGTAAATCACGCTCTCAGCAAATATCAGAAGCGATTATTAAGCATTTCAAACTCAATACAGAGTTAACCAAAGATAATTTTTCACTTTACATCAACTCAATACCAAGCGTTTATCCAGCTATCACGGATAAAACCACTTACACCATACCAATTAGCATGAATTACCGTGCTGATACATTAATTTAATTAGGAGTTTTACTATGGGTTTTGCATTACCTAACGGCGCACGTGTTTACGTGCAAAAATCAAAAGGCGAGGCTTTAGCATTTGAAACTATTACAAACGCCAAAGAAGCGGTTGTTACATTGAAAGCGAATCACGGGCTTGTGGTCGGTGATGAGGTTCTAATTGCTTCGGATTGGACAAAATTAAATAATGCGGTTGCTAAAGTATCGAAAGTTAATAATTTAGAGGTCATTCTTGGCAATATTAATACGACAAATGTCAGCGCATTTCCTGCTGATGAGGGCGTCGGAACATTAACTAAAATTACAGCTTGGGAAAGATTGCCACAGGTAAAAGAAGTTGCTACTGAGGGCGGTGAACAACAATTTGTTCAAATTCAATTTTTGGATGATGATACAGAACGACAATTACCAACCATTAAATCAGCAAAAAGCAAAAGCTTTACTATTGCTCATGACAGCTCTTTGCCGATCTATCCGCTATTGCAGGAATTAGATCAGACGAACGATGTGGTAGCAATGAAAATGTATGTACCGAAAGCAAAAGAAACTCGCTATGACGCTGTACGTGTGTCATTTGACCCAGCACCTGAAACAGCTATTAACGAAATTGAAACTGTAAAAATCAATACAACAGTCGAATCACCAGCAATCACATTTTACAAAGATAAATAAGGATAACTAAATGGCAAAATTTAAATTAGTCGCAGAACCAACGTTTAAATGTAATGTTTTAATTCCTCGAGCAGGTCAAGAGGACGGGCAAATCGAACTCACTTTTAAACATTACTCAGCAGATAAGCTCGCTAAACTTGAAGATGAAGTTAAAGATAAACAAATCGTCGATCTTGTCATGAAAATAGTTCAAGGCTGGAGCTTGGATGAAGAATTTAATCAAGAAAACATGCAAATCTTATTAAATAACTATCCTGCTGCTTGGCGTGCGATAACCGATACATACTATAAAGAAATGTTAGGTCAGCGCGAAAAAAACTAATTGAACTTGCCATTGCTCTATATACCCCCGAGCCGTCAAAAGATGAACTGGCGGCATTCGGTCTAACCGAAGATGATTACGCTGATGAGTATGTAGAAATATGGCAAGACAATTTAGATGTTTTTAAGCTATTTAAAGCAATGTCCACCCAATGGCGTACAAGCATGGGTGGCGTTACAGGGCTTGATTACAATTGCTTACCATGGGTTATGAAAGTTAACAACATAGCTGAAAACGAGACTATTTTTAATGATATTCAAATAATGGAAAGTGAAGCCCTGAAATTAATGCACAAATCCAAATAATTATTAGTTTAAAGGGTAACATTTGAAAAGTCACCCATCAGTCAAACCACCTTCGGGTGGTTTTTTAATGTCTGGAGAAAACTATGGCAGAAGAAATTACATCACTACAACTTAAAATTGATGTACAAAGCGTTGATGAAGCCAATAAAAAGCTAGACGTTTTTAGCAAGAAGGCAGAAGAAGCGGCATCGGCTACTGACGACTTGACAGAGGCAAAAAAACGCGGCTTAAAAGTAACCGATGAAGAACTGAGGGATTTTGAACGAGTTTATCAAAATGCGGTAAAAGGCGCAAAAGTATCACGAATTAAAGCCGAACAAGAAAGAAAGCTTATCGCAACCAGAAAGCAACTTGCGGCGTCTAGCGATAAATTATATGCCGGTTTTAGAAATCAGCTTGATAGTTTGAAAGACGTTAATACTGCATCAAAAGAATTGGAAAAAATAAGTAGCAGCGTCAGCAAAGCGTTCAGAAACAACGAGCTTGACCTTGGTAACTACACGCAATTACTACGAGATGTTGCAACAAAGCAAAGAGAAGTGACGACCGCTGAAAATATCGCAACAAAAGCGAAAACTGATTTTTTAAACAAATTAAAAGCACAAGTAGCAACTCAAAATTTATCTAAAGAGCAGTTATTGCGATATCAAGCTGCACAGCTCGGGGTTAGCTCATCCGCTGATGTTTATATTCGAAAATTAAGACAAGCAGCAACAGAGACACGCTCTTTTGGACATGTTACAAGAACAGCGACAAATCAAGCGGCTAAAATGCAAATGCAACTGATGAGTGGTAATTTCTCAGGGATGAACTCGCTTGGCATGTCAATGATCATGAAAAATGGCATAGGCAATACTTTTAGTACCCTGTTAACCTCGTTAAACCCTGTAAATATCGGTATTTCTGCTATGGTTGGCTTGCTCGGTAGCATGATACCAAAGCTTTTTGAAACCGAAAGCGCTACTGATAAATTAGCAGCAGCGCAAGACCGTTTAAATAGAGTATTGAATACAGATAAGAATACAGGTTTTACTTTCTTGTCTGACGATATGATGCAGTTACTTAAGAAAAATAGGCCGTTAGTTCAAGCAGCATTGAAATCTAGTGAAAAAGACTTAAAGACAACTATTTCAAATATCAAGAAAGAGTTGACATCGGGTATATCTTCAATGCAAAAAGCAAGCAAAGAATATGCTGATCTTCGTAGAACTGGTGGTGCGTCTGCATTAGAAGAAGTGTTAAAAAACATTAATAAAATTAAATCAGCCGGCAGAGATTTAAATGAAGAGCTTAAATATAATGATCAGGCGATTATTGGTGGCATTAACACAAAAATAGCGCGTTTTGCAGAGTATTTAAATATTACACAAGAGCAGTCAAAGAGCATATTAACGCAACTTTCTGATATTGATGCTGAAACAGACTCAATTAAAGCAGAGGAAAAAATAAGCAATTTAATAAATGAGTTGAGCAAGCTGTACATCACATCAGACAATAGCTCGGACAAATTTAAATCTTTGATTGACGGACTTGTTAAAATAGCAAACAAAGCAAGCGATGCCGCGTTTAAAGTCAGTTTCTTAAAAACATTAACTGACGTAGATAAAGCTGTAGACCCTAAAAAAAGCCCTTTTTATCAGTACTCTCAAATGATATTAACCAGAGGTCAACGCGTAACATCTGAAATTGCTGAAATGAACAGGAAGGCTGATGAAGCTAACAAAATATACAAGAAAGGGCAAGATGGTTATGTAACTGATGAAATGAGAAGATTGGCAGCAGCAAAAATAAGAGAACAAAATTCAGAAAAAGGAACTTCAGCAACTAATCTTTTACGCACATCACAACAGCAAGAAATCAGCTTAAAAAATCAACTTCAAGCATTGCGTGAGCAAGGCTCAACAGTTAGTGCTATAACATCCGAGCGCAAAAAGTACTTTGATTTACAAGCTCAGATTCAAACGCTAGAAAGTACTGGCAATAAATCAAGAATGTCAGCGCATGAAAAGTATGTGCTTGCGCATAAAGATGCTTTGCTTGCTCAGTTTGCTAAAAATGCTGCTATTAGTGAAGAAATTGCACAATACGAAACAGCGACTAAAGCGCTTCAAAAAATGCAAGAGTACACTACAAACTTATCTGCAAAATCTAAAGCTAGTGAAGCTACTTTTGGCATGACGTCAAAAAATGCGAATCGCTACAATGAAATGTCAGAGCTTGACGCTCAGCGTGATATTGCTTTAAAAGGTACGACAAATCCGAATGAAATAGCAAAAATCACCGAGGAATATAACAAGGCAAAACAAGCGCTACAACAAAGCTGGCAGCAGGAAGACATTAATCAAACTGATTGGTTTGCAGGGCTAAAAGTGGGTATTAATGAATTTTCAGAGGCTTCACGAAACATGTTTGATGCGTTTCGTGATTTAGGACAACAAACCATGAGTTCTGTTAGTCACTCATTAACTGAATTTGTTACAACTGGGAAAATGAGCTTTAAAAGTCTTACTAAGTCAATTCTCACCAACATTATTGAAATTATCAATAAGTTGCTAGTTGCTCAAGCAATACAGTCATCAATGAAATGGTTTGGAATGGCTAGCGCTGGTGCTGGTGCAGCAACGGGAGGGCTACAGCAAGCTTATAACGGTGGATTGATTCGAGGTTACGCAACTGGTGGGGATGTTAGATACAGCATTAACTCGTGCGGTTTTACAGGGCGAGGCAATAAGTATGAGCCTGCAGGTATTGTTCATAAAGGCGAATTCGTATTTACCAAAGAAGCGACAAAGCGTTTAGGCGTTGGCAATCTTTATGCATTAATGAACGACGCTCAAAGAGGATACGCAAGTGGTGGTGCAGTTAATCTTGGTCATGCCTCACCAATTGCTTTTACTCGTAAATCAAGCGGTTCATCTAACGCCGTAAACGTTACAGCTAACGTAACAGTGAATATGCCGTCTACCAACAATGATACGTCAGGCGTTAAAAGTGGTATTGATGCTCAATCAGCTCAAAAACAGATTGGCGCAGTCATTCAAAAAGAGATGAATGAAATGTTTAAAAAATCTGTTTCTCCTGGTGGAGAGTTATATAACATAATTAAAACAATGAGGTAATATGGCAATAGATATATTTAAATGGAAAACAATGGGCAATCCGAAACACGCCGATTCATCAAATATTAATGAGGCTGGATTTGGCGACGGATATGTCCAGTTATCCAGTAATGGTATTAATAATGCCAGTGAATCGTGGGACTTAACTTATACAGGATGTGTCAACGAAATAAAAGAAGTTCGTGATTTTTTGAACACGCATATTATAAAGTCGTTTAAGTGGAAAAATCCTTATGGCGAAGAAAAATTATATCGAGTTGTTAATAAATCAATCGAATCCGAATTTGTTGGCGGCAGAGTTGTTTCACTATCATTCAAATTTATTCAAGCTTATTCACCTTGATTAAAAACTGGTCAGTAAAGGCATTGATTTTATCAAAGTTTTTCTGATGTTTTTTGAGGGTGAACTCAACAACCCTTTTTTTAATCGCTTTTTTAATTCATTGAAAAATATAGATTAATTTAAGAGCTAGAAAAAAGGGTTATTTTGTGGAAATTGGTTAAATTTTAGTTAAAACAAAAGGCTATGTTTGATATAATCTAGTTCACCGCCGAGTAGGCGGCTTAGAAAAGTCATCAGCTGTATTCACAATACTAGTAAATGTTCACCGCCGAGTAGGCGGTTTTTTATTGCTCTTAACATAATGATCAAATAATATTAACGTAAAATTTAATATAAAATAGGATTATTATATGTCTAGCATTGAAGAAGATTTGCTTGAAGAGTGTTATTTTCCTAGTTCAATAGAAATAACGGAAGAAATTCCTAAGGGGATAAAGCTTGAAATAAAAAAAATTCAAGACAGGCAAAAATTAATGATTCGCCAAAAGTCTGCTTGTGATGTAAATCTGAGTGAACCTTATGAAATTTTTAACAATGTAGAAGATAATTATATTGATAGATTGTGCATTCTGTTAATAAGAGCATTTAATTGTGATTGTCACATTATTATGTCCAAAATAAAGCAGATCAATATACATGTCTTGGGTGAAATGATAGAAAAATCGTTTTATGAATTAAATGGATTGGGAGAGTTTAAACGAAACCTTTTTAGTGTATCTATTTCGTTTGAGTATTTTAATTTGAAATTAGATGAATTGGTTTTGTACTACAACTATTTAAACCCAGACCATAAAATAGACAATTTGATCGATCTTTAAATTATATTGAAAATGAGTATCGTATGAAAAAAATTTTATGTTATTTAACATTGATGTTAAGTTTTATTTCGTTTGTTTCGTCTGCATCAATTAAAAAAGAAAAGTATAATCCAGAAGGTAAAGAGTTGTTCACCTTCAATGAATATTCTTCTGCTGCTATTGAGTTAAATCATTATGATTTTTTGTATTCCTCTCCGAATGAGTATTCGGGCTTTTACCCATCCTATAAAAAATATAAAGGAATGGAAGCTTATTGGGATAAAGATGTTAAAGTTGGGCGTGATGTTTATAAGAAATTAATTTTAAAAAATAGCGAGGTTCTTTATATCTCTGACTTCAAAACTTATAACCAACTAGAAACCAAAAAAAACTATGAAAAACGGTTAAGTGAAATAGAAAAGTTGAAACAATTTACATTTCCTAACATTGATGAATTATCAGTTACAAAAGTAGTAACAGAACCAAAAGATGTATATATAATTACTTTTTCAAATGGTTTAAAGCTATATAATGAGCAGTTAGACGGACTTTCACTGTTGTCTAAAAAAATAACGGATGCAAATGATTTTCGTCAGTTGATTGATATTATTAATACAAAAAATATATATTTTACATATGACCCAATTGATAATTTAGCTAAAATTAAGCTAGATAGTGGTTCATTGAAAATGTATCTATCTGTTTATCAAGAAAAAGTATATTTAACAATAGTTAGAGCTATTTTTTATAGCTATGACGGAATTATGGCCCAAAATTTTAAAATATATCAAAACGGCAATAAGTACAATTCTCATAATGATCTTACCTTTGACAGGGAAAGCGGTAGTGATATTTATGAATGGTATGACTTTATATTAAATAATGAATTTATTTCATACATTAACTCACTTGATGATTCGCAAGATGCCATTATTAGATTTTATGGTATAAAAAGGAATAATGATGAAAATATAGATTCAAAATCTATTGCTAAAATGAAAAAAATAATCACTTTAAATGAAATGTTATCTAAATATTTAGTACTTGCTATCGATAATAAGGATATTAAGTAAATTATGATTATGTCATGTAATAAAAATCAAAAAATTATTAATTGATATTGACTACCAAAGAATTTAATCAAACCCTCTAAGAGGGTTTTTTATTATTTAAAATAAGGTAAATACATGAAAGTTTTTTCCATAGTTTTTCATGATAAAAATGGCGTAATATTTGCTACAGATCGGCATGAAGATTGTTGGATAAGGTTATTTGGGAAGAATTATGGTCGTTTAACAAAAGTTAGAGACCATAATGAGTTTATTAAGACGGGAAGCATGATGAAATTAGTTGAATTACGTCAGGAGTCCGAGATAGACCCAAGTCTAATAGTTTCAATACCAAGTGTTTTGTGGCGTCTACAGGAAGCTCTTTCAACTTACCAAGATATGTCTTCTTCTCAGTCTCAGTTAATGAAGATTGCTTGATAATATCTTCCAGTTTTTCTAATGTTTCATTGTGAATTTTAATAGTTGTAACATTAAGTATTGAAGATAGACCGCCGTCATCACGGATAAAATCTATGCCTTTTGTTGTTATTATTAAAGCCGAATCGTTAACATGATATCCATCAGATGTTTGATAAATAGAGTTTTCAGATATTAATCTATGATCAATTAGATATTTAAGATTGGCAATAATATTATTATCATCCCCAAATTTATTTAAAATGAACATGCACTTTTCTTCTTCTAAAGAGTAGGGAAATACATCATATAATGATGTTAGCAATTCATTTTGTATTTCTCTTGGAAATTTGTCCATCATGATTCCTATATAGGTTAGGGGTTATTTTTTAGTTTGATTTTTTTGTAATTCTTCTTGGGCAAGATGGTTGGGTATAACCACTCTAAATATATAAGTTTGAATATCCATATTAAGCTTATTAGCTTGCTCCATCATTAAATCGTATTTTTCTTTTGGTAAATTTAAGTAGACACCAATTTCTTCTTTTCCTTTATCTACATCAGATAAATCTGTTTCTTCTCCGTATGCCAACCAAGAAAAAGGTACGCCTAAATGATTCGCTAGTTTTGAAATTATATTTGCTCTTGGTTTATTTTTACCTGCTTCATACCTAGATATTTGGGCAGCAGCAATACCAGTTCGTTTGGATAAGTCTTCTTGAGAATATTCAAGTTGAGCTCTTCTTTGTATTAATCGTTTTGCAAAAGTGTCATTATTTATCATAAATAGTATTGAAATGTATTGACATGGTTAATTATTAGAATTAGTATACTATACATTCCATGACACTTTAAGACATTTAATTATTAATTATGAAAACAAGAAAAAGTATATCTTTAATTAGAGATCATGTTGGACTAGATAAAAAATTAAAATCTAAATTATCTATATTTAAAAATGGCTGTCATGAGTGGAATGGAGCTAAAAATTATGATGGCTATGGAATGATTTGGTTTGAAGGATATTCTTGGGCTACTCATAGAGTTGCTTATGAATTAGCTTATGGTGCTATACCTCAAAATAGCAAAAATTTTTGGGTATTGCACACGTGTGATAATCCGTCGTGCTGTAATCCTGAACATTTATATGTTGGTTCTCCGTCTGACAACGCAAAAGATTGTGCCGAAAGATGTAGAAAAAGTGTAGGTTGGCGTTTGTGGGCTAGTCAAGATCCTAATTTTGACCCAAAGAGAAAAGTAGGGACTGTTTATTATGAATACAGAAACGAAATAAAAACTTTACATGAATGGGCTGAACTTTTTGGTATCAATGCGAGAACTTTAGATCAGCGATTTGCAGCAGGATGGAGAGAGGAAGACATTCCTACACCTGCTAATAAATATAAAAGACATTTATCAACAGACTGTACTACTCACTATAGAAGGTTTTCAGGTATAGCAGAAGTAAATCAATATTTAGCAAATAAGGAGAAAAAATTGAAAGAAAATAAAGTACCAGTATCAGCTAGAATTCCAGATTGGATGAAATCTATTCTTGAGAATTCAGCTATTAAAAATGATAGAAATTTTAGTTTAGAACTAATTAACAGAGTAAAGCAGTCATTAACAGAGGAGGAAAAGAAAATTGCAAACATCTAGAAAAGCAAAAACCCCAACATCGGCAAATGTTGAGGTTCAATCATTAATCCCAAACCAAATAGGAATCAAATCTATGAAAAATGATATAACTTTAGTTAATAAAAGTCAATTGACAATGTCTAGTCGTGAGATAGCCTCTTTAACAAATAAGAGACATGATCATATATGTCGAGATATTCGGGCTATTTTAGTGGCGTTACTTGGTGGTAAAGATGGTGATTATATCCGTAACCCAAATTTGGGTTACCTTACAAATCAACATGTTAGCTGTGATCAGTATGATTTTAAAAATCCTAATGCGTGGGAATATCATATATCGAGACGGTACACGGAAATATTAATTACGGGTTATGATATTAAACGTCGAACAGCAGTTATTGATCGCCTTTATCAACTAGAAGAAGCTAACAAGCAATCTCAACTAAAACTTCCAACAACAAAAGAGCTTGCACTAATGGTTATTCAAGCCGAAGAAGAAAATGAAAGGCTGATGATAGAAAATAAGACGCTAGGATCTCAACTTGAAGAAATGAAGCCAACCGTTGCTGCCTTTGATCGCATTGCGACTAAAGCAGAAGGTAGCATGTGTATTACTGATACTGCCAAGCATTTACAAGTTCAACCAAGAAAATTCTTTCAAGAATTAAACTCAATGGGTTGGATTTACAAAAGAACAGGCAGTCATCATTGGCTTGGATATCAAGATAAGGTTAAGCAAGGGCTGTTAGAGCATAAGATTACAACAGTCTCAAGAAGTGACGGCAGTGAAAAGATAGTAGAGCAGGTGCTAGTTACTCCAAAAGGGTTAGCGAAACTATCACAAATTTTATCACAAGAAATCGCAGCTTAACCAATTAACAACAAATTATAAGCCCCCAAAGAGGGGCAATTACGAGGATATAGCATGTCAAATCAATTAATGTTTAATGATTCACCAGTACAATTAGTCAATCATAATAATCAAATTTGGATTACATCAGCAGAACTGGCTAAGGCTTTACAATATTCAAATAGTAAAGCTGTAACAATGATTTATAATAAGTATTCTGATGAATTTACATCTTGTATGTCTCAGGTACTCGAAATAAGTACCTCAGGAAATTACATGAAAAAGGTACGAATTTTCTCACTTAGAGGTTGTCACTTAGTAGCAATGTTTTCTAGAACGCCAATCGCAAAAGAATTCAGAAAATGGGTTCTTGATATTTTGGATAAAGAAACACATCAGCAAACTTTCTCCCCAACCATAGCCCATATACCACATCAAGGGCGTTGGGTAGTCCGATATATTGAAGACAAAGTAGAAGTTAAAAATATTGATGGTAAAGTTTGCATTGATAATACGTTGTTTCTTCAACTTCAAAAAGATTCAGTTTATTATCGAAATAAATTGATTGAGTTGAATGATAAATTAAAACAATTTACTACACTAACAAATAATTTCATGGAAAGAACAAAAATCACAAGTGGTGAGTGTAGCGCATCACTTTTTTCAGTGCCGCTTAAATTGATTATCTAAATTAAAACTCAAATTCAAATCAATGCTTATAATTGTAGCTGGGTCCCGCCTTTTATGGCGGGGAATATGTCTAGTTTTTAATAATACACAGATTGCCGTTTAAATATATTAAGGTTATCATGAATATAAACTTAAACAATGAAGATATTGATATAATGAAAACCAACTTTGCTAGAATTGCATCGTATTTTTATAAAGGGGTTACCGTTAATGATGCTTTAAGAGAAGCAATTATGAACTCCATACAAGCTAACGCCACCAATATTTGTATTGATTTTCAATTTGCTTACGAAAAAACACTAGATGGAGAAGAATCAAATCTTGGTAATTTAAATAAATTAATTATAGAAGATAATGGCGATGGATTAACTAGACAAAATATTGATGCTTTCCTTGAGGTGGCAACTGAACACAAAAAAAATATTGGCGGAAAAGGGCTTGGGCGCATTTCTTTTTTAAACTTAGCGTCAACAGTTAAAGTTGAAAGCGTTTCAAATGAAAAGAAAAGTGTAGAATTTGATTTTACATTTAAAACAGATGAGAATGATATCAAAATATCTAATTGTAATGATGAACAGCATTCTTACACAAAAATATATTTAAGTGATTTAAATTTAAAGCATCCGAAAACGCAAGTTGTTTCTTGTGTTAATTTTGTAAAAGAAAAATTTAATTTGATGCTTTTTCTAAAACAACAAGAAACCCAAAAAAAGATTTCTATTAAGTTTTTAGTCAATGGAAGATTGTTTGATGAGGTAAGAAGCAATGATATTTGTTGTTTCAAAACAATCAATCATATAAATAATAACTGTGAGTTTTTAATATATGCTTTTAAGAACAAAGAAAAGCAGGGGGTACGTATATATTATTGTGCTAATAATATTCAAGTAAAACCAGTAGTGATATCTGAAACTTTTCATACAGAATATGTATTTGCTATTACATCAAATTTTTTTGATGAAAAGGCTAATGCAGAAAGAACGCAAATTGATTTTCAATCTAATGATAAGTTAGCTCAAGTAGATATGTTATTAGCTACCCCTAATAACAATTTTGAAAAAGAGTTGAAAGATATATGCCTTGACGTTATTCATAATTGCGAGCCTAACATCAAAGAAGATAATCAAAAAAGGCTTGGCAAACTAGAAGAAAAATATGGCTATATAAATTTTAATGATATTGATGTTAATAGTTTGGAGTTTAATGAAAAAAACATCATTGATTCCTATAGAAATAGAATAAATCAAAAAGAAGATAGACTAGCTATGTTACTCGATAAACCTGATATTTCCGCTGATGAATTGGTTTGTGAAGTGATTGAGCAAAATAAACATGAACTTGCAAAATATATCTTTCATAGGGATTTAGTTGCGAAAAAAGGGTTATCTTTAACTAATTCAAACGAAAATGAAGATGTTTTACATAACTTATTTTTTCCACAAAAAACTAGTGTTGTGGTTGATGATAAAACCGAAAATAATAAAAATCACTTATATCAAAGTTGTGTATGGCTTTTGGACGATAAATTTATGTCTTATACATACACAGCATCAGATATAACAATAAAAAAAATCAATACAGAAATAGGTAGTAATGATTTTGATTGTACATCAGAAAAAAGACCTGATTTATTTATTTTGTATAATAGCCCTGAAGAAAGCGAGTTGCTTAAAGACGTTGTCTTGATTGAGTTTAAGAAAGGTAATATTGATTATAAAGAAAAAACTTCTGCAATCGATCAAGTTGATGAATATAAAGAAAAACTCAAAAAAATTGTAAGTAATATAAATAACTTTTATTGTTATATTATCTGTGATTTTAAGGCTGATGACGTAGATATTGAAAGAGTTATGACTAATAGAGCATTTACGAAAGTTTTTAGTAATAACGGATGTATGTATTATGGTTATTTACCAGGTTCAAAGACACATGTAACTTTTGTTTCATCAAACAGTATTTTTGCGGATGCTGTTGCGAGAAATAAAACATTTTTAAATATCTTAAAAGGTAAAAATAATAACTGAAACTAAATTAGTTTTGACACTAAAACAAAGATTACGGACAAATATACGAACAAACCACCTTCGGGTGGTTTTTATTATCAGTTATCTTCATAATGAAGACGACTTAAAGCTAACATGTTGATTTGTAAGGTAACCCAAATTTGGGTTACGAGCGGCGTGTAACAGTCAAATATATAGCACCTATTAATTTTTTGTAATTAGTATAAATTTTCTTTACTCTTTACCTTATGGTATTTATAATCAACTTAAGGTTGAGCTCTCATTTGTTATCAGTTTTTTATGTGAAACTTTTAATGAATGTTAGTGTTCTTCGGTGTAGTTGCTCTGTGCAAATAAACAGGTGATTGTAAATGTGTGGTCAAGAAGGAAAACAACGATTCCTCTGGTGTGATAAAATAACAATTAAGGGCATCGCTGTTTTTATGTCATTATTAGTTGCTTTAATTATTAGTCTTACTGTTTCTTATCTTGTAATTTTTAATATTAATGAAAATGTACATAAGTCGTTATATGAATTATATATGGTGTATATTGTGGCGGGTTTTCTATCAACATGGTTAATTATATTGGCTGTATTGAGATATACTTTATCTAAAAGACATTGTTCATAGGGAGGGTGTATGGCTTATTCTACAATTGCTGTAGCAAATACAATATTAGAGCTTGCAGAAAAAAAGAACATTAAAATTTCTCCAATGAAAATGCAGAAATTAATTTATTATGCTCAGGCTTGGTATTATTATTTAAATAATGAACCTCTTATTGATGAACATTTTTCTCGCTGGCAATACGGACCAGTTATTCCTTCTTTATATCATGAATTAAAGTACTATGGGGCAAATGATATTACTTCTAAAATAGTTAACTTCGAGTTTGGATATGATGATGGGGTTGTTGTTGAGCCTATAATTAAAGATAAATTGATCGGTAGGCATTTAGATAAAATTCTAGAAGTATATGGTTCATATTCAGCACAGGAATTATCAAATATGACTCATCAAGAAGGAACTGCATGGGCACTTAAGGGTGCAGATGGTTCAGTTATTACTTTAGATGAAATGAAACGAGAAACTGTGTGACTTATGAGTAAAGCTTCTCTTGAAAAGATAAAAGTTAAATTTCCTCCAGAAACTGAGCAGAATATTAGTGGTAGTGTAGATAAACCACCTAAATCAAATGACTCAGATTTAGACGCTGAAGAGAAAAGAGTAAGAGTATCTATAAAGCAAGAACAATTTGAAAGAGAAAAGGCTGATCGTCAACTTAGAGACAAATATTCATTCAAGGCATTTAAGGTAGTAAAAAAATCACTGTGGGGATGGGCTATATTACTTTTTGTTTATGGGGTTGTTAAATTCTTAACTAGGCATGAAAACGGAGGGTTTGAGATTTTTTCAGATCAGGTTTTAATTGCAATTACAAGTGCGACAACATTAAATATATTTGCAGCGTTCTTGAGTTTAATTAGAGGTTTGTTTCCCTCCATAAAAAAAGAGAAAGAGAAAGAGAAAAAGAAAAAGAAAGAGAAAGAGAAATAATTTATATTGAAGATTTAACAAAATAATACTAATTCATTTATTGAAAACCTAAAGCTCGCAGTTGCGGGCTTTTTTTATATCTGGAGGAAATATGACGATAACCCAAGATTTGCAATCTCTTGAGGGGAATCAGCTTATACAGCTAATAGAGGTGGATGGAACTAAGTTTGGGCTTGACGAAGTACTGAGATTTCATGCCCATAACATTTCACCTGATGGGTGGGCGTCATTTGCCGCTGAGAATTTACCATCAATAAAATGGCAAGGTAAAGAATATTTACCGTATCCATATGAACTAAAAGATATTGAATTGAGCAGCACTGGCTCACAACCAACACCAAGACTATCCGTCGGCAATATAGACGGCCGAGTAACTCGGCTTTGTCTTGATTATGATGATTTGGTTCAGGCAAAAGTTAAGATCCATACAACAATGGCTAAGTATCTTGATGCGGATAATTGGCTTAATGGAAATCCTACCGCTGACCCAACCCAAGAACGAGTTCAATTATTTTTTATCAATAACAAGCGAGAAGAAACAAAAGCGACCGTTGAGTTTGAGCTGTGTTCGCCTTTTGACATACAAAATCTTAAATTACCCACACGGCAAATAACAACGGTTTGCACTTGGTGTATGCGTGGGTGGTATAGAACGGGTACAGGGTGTGATTATGCCGGGAATAAATATTTCACTAAGGACGGTATAGCAACGGATGATCCTGCTAAAGATCAATGCGGCGGATTATTAAAGGATTGTAAAGCTCGCCATGGCAACAATCCCCTCCCTTTTGGTGGTTTCCCTGCGGCGAATTTACAAGGTAAATGATATGAGACAAAAATTATTAGATGCTATAAAAAAACATGTTGAAAGTGAATATCCTAACGAGGCGTGCGGTCTGATTGTTGATACGGGTAAAACTCAAAAATATATATCTTGTAAAAACATATCAGACAATCCCAAAGAGCATTTTTTAATCTCACCTGATGAGCAACTGGAAGCCGAGAAATTGGGTGAAATTATTATGATTATTCACTCTCATCCTGATGTGGTATCACTTGTCCCGTCGGAATTTGACCGTATTCAATGCGACTATTCAGGCGTGGAATGGGGAATTATGTCGGTTCCGGATGGTGATTTTTGCACAATATCACCGCGTGTAAATCGGGATTATACAGGGCGTCAATGGTTGTTGGGGTATGCTGATTGTTGGGCATTAATCATGGACTACTATAAACGTGAGCACAACATCTATCTAAAAAATTATTCTGTCGCTCACGAATGGTGGGAGAGTGGAACGGAAAATATTTACGATGACAACTGGCAGGAAGAAGGTTTTGTAGAAGTTGAGCTGAAGGACATGAAAATTGGTGACATCATTATGATGCGAATTGGCTCACAAGTTACAAACCATGCCGCTATTTATTTTGGTGACAATCTTATTCTACATCATCTGTACGGGCAATTATCATCAAGAACGCCATACGGTAAATATTTTAGAGATAGAACCGTTCGAATAGTACGACACAAGGAGTTATTTAATGCTGAGTAATGTAACGTTTAAAGGCGCAATGGCGAAACAATTTGGCAAAAATCATCAATACGATGTGCAAAATATTAAAGAATTATTGCGAGCATTATGTGCAACGATAAAAGGCTTTGAAAAATACATGAGTTCAGCGCATTTAAATGGCGTTAAATTTGCCTTTTTTGTTGATGGTAAAAATATTGGTATAGATGAATTTGATATTAATGCTTGCGGTAAACATTACATGATTATGCCTGTATCGCAAGGGGCAAAAAGTGGCGGAATGTTACAAATTATTATTGGTGCCATTGCGCTGGTGGCAGCATTTTTTACGGCAGGATCTTCACTTGGCGCGTGGGCGACAGCAATGACTGCAACAACAGTTACCGCAACTTCAATTTTAACAGGAATAGGTATTAGTATGATGCTTGGCGGGGCTGTTCAATTGCTTACACCTCAGCCGAAATTTAACGCTGGTGGTTCATCAAGTACTGAAAATAAACCAAATTATGGGTTTGGCGCACCAGTTAACACCAATGCTGTAGGATACCCAGCCCCTGTTTTACTCGGTGAGCGAGAAATTGGCGGCGCGGTAATTAACGCTGGTATTTATTCAGAAGATCAACAATAGGTGGATTATGCATTTAATAGAAGGTCAAAAAGGTGGTAGTAAAAAACAGCACAATCCGTATGAACAACCAGATAATTTGCTTTCAACTGCTAAGCTTAAAGCATTGATTGCATTGAGTGAGGGTGAAATTCAAGGAGATCTGAACGAGCAAAATATTTATATTGACAATACTCCGTTAGCTAACGCTGATGGTTCACGTAATTTTAATGGTGTTACTTGGGAGTTTCGTAATGGATCACAAACTCAAGAATATATTAAAGGTATCCCTGAGATAAGTAATGAGTTGCGAGCAAATTACATAGTAAAGGCGAATAAACCATGGGTGCGTTCATTTTCTAATTTGGATTTAGATGCCATTAGAATTAAATTGAGCGTACCAACGTTAGTTGAATATAAAGATAACGGCGATGCTGTGGGTACGGTGGTGAACTATACAATTGATTTATCAACAGACGGCAGTGCTTTTCAAACTGTTGTTAATGCTACATTTAATGGGAAAACGACATCTGAGTATCAAAGAGATCACCGCATTAACCTTCCTAGTGCCATAGACGGGTGGGCGATTCGTGTTAGGCGGTTAACGCCTGATTCTAAAAGCGGTAAATTAATGAATACTTTTGGCGTTTCTTCATATGCAGAAGTGATTGATAGTAAATTGCGATATCCAAATACTGCTTTGCTTTACATTGAGCTTGATGCTAGTCAGTTTAACGGGTCGGTACCTAAAATCAGTTGTAAACCCAAAGGGAAGCTCGTTCAGGTTCCAGACAATTACGATCCTGTTAGTCGAACATATTCGGGAGTTTGGCGGGGTGGCTTTAAAATGGCTTATACGAATAATCCTGCTTGGCTTGCTTATTATCTAATGCGTGATGAGATAGCGGGCATGGGATTACGGATTGATTCTACTATGATAGATAAATGGTCTATTTATCAACTAGGGCAATACTGCGATCAGATGGTATCTGATGGGAAGGGTGGCAAAGAACCACGTTTTGCTTGTAATGAATATATACAAAGCCAAGAGGATGCTTACACAGTACTTAAAGACTTGGTGGCGTCATTTCGCGGGATAATTTTTTGGGGTAATGATCAGATTTGTTTAACGGCTGACATGCCGCAAGACGAGCCTGATTTTATCTATCATCCATCAAATGTTATTGGGGATTTTGCTTATTCAGGTGGTTCATATAAAAATCGATATACTTCGTGCTTAGTTGCTTATTCTGACCCTAATAATCATTATTGTGATGATGTCGAGGCGGTGTGGGATCATAATTTAATGCGTCGATACGATGTTAATGTAATGAAATTGACTGCTATAGGTTGCACATCACAATCAGAAGCCCAAAGAAGGGGACGTTGGGCATTACTTTCAAATGCGAAAGATGAGGTAATAACTTTTACTGTTGGATTAGATGGGTATATTCCTATGCCAGCTAGAATTATTGGCGTTGCCGACCCGTCCCGTTCTGGTAAAGAAAACGGTGGACGAATCCATGCTGTTTCTGGTCGAAAAATAACGTTAGATAGAGTCGTTGACTATGAACCGGGAGACAGATTAGTAATTAATTTGCCAGATGGGACAGCGCAAAGTAGGACAATCAAAACTATTGGAGCAGATAAAAAAACGATTACCGTTTCTGCAAATTATAAAATGACACCTGTTGCTGGTAACGTTTGGTGTATAGATAGCGATAATGTTGCGATTCAATATTTTAGAGTAACATCAATATCAGCGACTGAAAAAGGCCAGTTTTCAATAACGGCCATTCAGCATGATCCTAATAAGTTCAAATATATTGATGAGGGTGTTAGGCTTGAATCAAAACCAATTACAGTTACTCCACCAAGTTCAATTTCTACTCCAAAAAATATTGTTGTTTCAGAAAGTAGCTATATCTCACAAGGATTGTCAGTTGCTTCTTTAAATGCAGCATGGGATTCAGTAGATGGCGCTACGAACTACGTTGCGCAATGGCGAAAAGACAATTCAGCGTGGATTAATGTTGGACGTACAAACGGCACAAATTTTACTGTCGAGGGAATTTATTCAGGTGTTTATGAAGTTCGTGTAAGAGCAGTTAATGCAATTGATGTCTCATCTCCTTGGGCATACTCACAAGCGACCTCAATTAAAGGTAAAGTTGGCAAGCCAGATAAACCAATTGGATTTACGGCTAGTGAAGATGTTGTTTTTGGTATTGATTTAAAGTGGTCGTTTCCTGACGGTAGCGGTGACACAAGTCATACTGAAATCCAATACTCTACTAATGAGAGTGAAGAAAAGGCGCTACTGTTAAGTAATGTTACGTATCCAAGTTGTAGTTATTCACAAACAGGATTATCAATTGGTCAAGTGTTTTTCTACCGTGCTCGATTGATTGATCAGATCGGAAACGTTAGCGACTGGACAGAATGGGTGAGGGGGATTTCTAGTACAAATACTAACGATTTAACCGATCATATTTTTGATGAAATCAAAGAAACCGATGCTTGGAACTCTCTTATTGATTCAGTTGATAATGCGGCGATTAGTTCAATAGAAAACGCAAAGGCGATCATTGAAAATGCGTTAGCTAATGATACCGAAACACGCCGTCGTAGAATTGAAAATGGTAACTTGTCAGCTGAAATCAGCGAAACTAATTCTGTTTTATTAACTGAAAAAGAGGCGACAGCAATCGCTTTGAAGGAGCTCCGCTCTAACTATGGAGATGTTAGTAGTAATTTATCAGAACTAAAACAAACGACCGCAGAACAAAATGCTGCCACAGCTAAATCAATTGAAGCTATTAATACTAAAGTTGGAGATGTTACAACATCTATTTCAGATGTTAGTGAAACCGTAAATAATCTCAATGGCAAAATTTCAGCTCACAGAACCATGAAAGTTCAGGTTGATAATAAAGGTCAACAGTATGTTGCAGGTATGACGATGGGAGTGGAAAACACTGATAAGGGAATGCAAAGTAACGTCATCTTTCTTGCTGATAAATTTATGGTTATGAACCAAGCGAATGGCGATCCAGTGCCGGCGTTTATCATAAAAGATGGTAATGTGATCATGAATGGCGCAATCATCGGTAGGGCGTCATTAAATTTTGCTACAATTTCAGACACGATTCAATCTGAAAATTATGTTCCAGGGAAAGCCGGATGGAAGTTGTTTAAGAATGGTAATTTTGAAATAAATAGCTCTTTTCTTGGTGGCGGGCGAATTGAGTTAAATGGCAATGGTTTAGCTGTTTTTGATGAAAAAAATATACTGAGGGTATTGCTTGGTAACCTGAGGAGGTAATATGCCAAATTTTGGTTTAAAAATTTTTTATCAAGACGGTCCTGACGTTTTACTGGATTCGTCTTGCACTATGTGCTGTATTCTAGGAATATGCTGGGTTGGACAACGTCAAACCGGTATTTTTGTGCCCGATGGTTATCAGTATTACATGCATTTAACAAATGGTTCTGGGTATAATATTGATTTTGAGGTAGATGAAGATGGCACCAATATTTGGGTGTGCGGCGCTTTTGATTCAAGAAGTTATTTGGATCACAATCGGCAGGTTATTTTGGAAAATGGAGCTAACGCGTGGGGATATGGAGGTGACAGCGGTAGTGGGTATAATCAACTGTGTATAATAATTGGTTATCCGATACACAATCCTGCATCAGGATTCGGTATTTCATTCACGGGTCAAAATAATTTTTTCTCCATTAATCAGACGTCATTGTGCGCACCTGTAGTATTTAAGGGGGATATTACAATATCAGCTAAAGACGGATGGCGACCAAGCAATATTAATCCGTACCTGAACTTCAACAATTGCGCAGTCTTTGTTTATAGTGAAAAACAGGATTTATCAATTGGAATTGGATATAATCGAAATATTGATGAGCACGTATTATTTGCGCACAACACTGACGGTGTCAAGCTGGGCCATGATATTTCTATAAAAGTGGTTGTTTTTGCAAAACAAAAAATTGTAAATACTCAATCAAAATATGGAATGAGAATTTACAATGCCTCTGGTGAAATAGTCTATGATTCAACATCTGGAATTTTAATTAACCCACAATTATTCAGCTTTGGATCGATTAACCTTAGAGAGTTCGTTAATATACCAAACATTAGACGCCCCATGTTTATTCCAACATCCATCGGCGGTTATGCGAGTTTTGATAAATACAGCGGCGTTACTAAACAGATTGGATTTGCTTCAAATGGATTTAGTCTAGCGCCATCTTATATAAATCATGAAAATTATAAATGGACCCATCCATTTAACGGAAAATTTACTTCAAATTTTCCGTTAATGATTTTAGATGCTGAAAATTATTTTAAATTTTAAAAAGGGAGCAATGATGAAAAAAATAATATTACTATCCATATTGTTATTTTCTAGCAATTCGTATTCTGAAAATTTAAATTGCAATGCAATTTATAAAGAAAAAACGTTAAGGGGAGCAGTAAAAAGTTTTGAAATTAGTAAGGTTAGAAAAATCAATGACAATCACTATGATTTAAAGCTCAAGTTAACTGGATCGATACGACAAAAATTGGATAATTTTCCGACTGAGAAAACTCACAATTTAATTGACGTCAAATGTGCAAATGTCGAAAAAGAGAGGCAGTTAAAATCATTATTTAAATTATTCAATACAACCGCTCATGTAGCGGTTTTTTCATGTCTAAAATTTGAGGAAAATTATGTCTTGGTATAAAACAGGCACAATAAATGTAACTAATGGTAGCAATACTGTGATCGGTTATAACACAAAATGGACAAATCCATTAATAGGAGTTTGCTCGGGACAAATGCTGATATTACAAACACAAAATACAATAGAAATATATGAAATTGCATCTATTCAGTCCGACACTCAGCTAACACTAGCAAAAGCGTATTCTGGAACGAGTAAAACAGGCATTACGTACGAAATACCAACATCACCGAAAGTTTCCATCGAATCATTGGCATTGCGAGTATCTGAAATGTTGAATTATTATCAAATTCAACTTGATGCATGGCAGTCGATATTAACAGGTGATGGAGAGGTGACGCTAACCGCCCCAGACGGGAGAGTTGTTACTATACGATCCCAGCTATCAATATCAAATGAATTAGTAAAACTTGTTGAGCAAAGTCAGGGTTTTGCACAATCAGCACGCGAATCCGCAACAACAGCAACTAATGCTAGTGTATTAGCTCAGACATGTTCAGATTCAGCTAAATCATATTCAGATAGTGCTAGCTCATCAGCTACAGCGTCACGTAACTCAGCTCAGCAATCTAGTAATATTGCAAATGCTGCTAAAGTGTCTGAAAACAACGCTAAAACATCTGAACAAAATGCCGCCAAATCGGCAGATGAGGCAAAAAAATCGGCATTGTCACTCGACACGTCAAATTTTGTTAAAAAATCGGCTGAAAAATCTCAGCACATCGATGGTTTGTTAGATGTAAAATTTTTAACAGAGCAGGATCAGCGTGTTTACTCACCGAATAATAAACCGACGGCTGATGATATAGGCGCTGTTCCCGCTATTAGAGAGGTTTTGGCTGAATCACCTATTTACCGAGTAGCTGCTCATGTTGTCATTAGAGACATGATTGGTGACCAGCGTTTAATGCCATTTCGTCGTAATGAATTACCGTTTGGTTGGTATTTTCGAAATGGTGATAATTTTTTGCTGTCGTCACCGCAAGGGCAGGCATTAAACAAACTATCAGTTAACTATAAAAATGACCACAAAATCACTATTAAAACAATTAACGGTCAACAATACATAAACCTCCCGACGGCATTCTCAGGAGGGCGAGGATGTTTTGAGCGGGCAGTTGATGGTGAAAAACGGCAGGTTGGTAGTATAGAGACGGATGCTATCAGAAATATAACGGGGTACACGTCAATGTATAGCTACAACACCAGAGATAGCGGTGATAGCGGAGCATTTCGTCGGGTTGCGGTTGCGAGAAATGCAGTAGGGGGAGCTAATCCAGTTCAAAATACTGTGCTAGATAATTTTTGGTTTGATGCATCGCTGCAGGTGCCAACAGCAAACGAAAATAGACCAATTAATATTGGTATGACACCTGTAATTTATTTAGGAGTTTAATATGATTAATTATTATTTTGATAACACAAATGAACTAAGACCGTTTACACATAAATTAGAAGCTAATGATGATACATTACCGCCAGACAATGCGTTACGGATTGCCCCTTCATTTAAAGAAGGTTATTGGCCGTGTGAACAGAACAGCAAATGGATTTTAATTGAAGATAACAGAAACAAAACGGTATATAACATTGAAACACAGGAACCGCTAAAAATCGAATACATTGGTAAAATTCGTGATGGGTTTACCGAGTTAGAGCCGTTTGAGTTTTGTCAATGGAATGGCAAAAAATGGGTATTAGATGAGGATGCAAAAAATGAGAATATCATTAAAAACAATCAATTATTGAAAAACTCATTACTCAATGATGCACACGAAAAAATAGCTATTTTGCAAGATATTATTGATTTAGATATGCAAGAAACGGATGAAGAGGCGCAGTTGAAACAATGGAAAAAATACCGCATTGTATTAACTCGTGTTGATGCGTCAGATATTAATGCTAAATTTCCAGATAAACCCAAATAACTACCACACTCTACCACTATCAATTTTCAATTTCACATACTCAACAGCGTCATCTAGCATCACAAAATCAGCAATATCATATAGTGTTTTCTGCGTTTGATAGAATACATAATTGTGATCGTAGTCGCTGTTGATAATGTAGCATTCGCCCGTAATTTCATTTTCGAAATCCTCTGGCGACATGCGTATGTAAATTGGTAGTTTATTGTTATCATGATAAGTGAAGTGTGAACTTTTTAGAGGGTATTTTATATTGATTGTATTTTGATGTGAAATTTTGGAAGGAGGGTTGTAAGATGGTGTGACCATTTTGTGACACAAATATTTATTAATATATACTAAAATCTATTAAAATCTACTAATTGAAATCATGGCTAGCCCTTGTTGTTTCTAGTGTTGTTAAGGTTTTTCAATTAATATATTTTAGTATATTAAGGCACTTCTAAGCCGTAGGTCACAGGTTCGAATCCTGTAGGGGACGCCATTAAAACCCAAGGTAATCAATTAGTTACAGTTGTAGATTCAATGCTTGATATTATTTTTATATTCTTCAGTTAATTCTTTGTTATACATTTTTAATCCCCAATTTGTTTTATCTATTTCAATGACGACAATATAACTCTCATCAAAAAAGTTAGTTTTTTTACTGGCTACTTTATTAAATTTTCACAATAAAAACGCATAATGATGCAAAATCTCAAATTCTAGATTTATCAGCTGAATTACGAGGTTAACCAATTAAATTAATTGAAAAACTGGAGCAGTTTGGGAAAATGCAAATGCTACATAGTAAATCATTAGGTGGTGGGTTATTTGAATTACGAGCGTTAGAGAGCAATAATATAGCTAGAACTATTTATATATATCAAAAAAAGTAATTTTTATTTTACATGCTTTTGTTAAAAAAACACTAGCTGGCGCATTACAAATAGCACGTAAACGACTATAGGAGATGATTAACGATAAGTAAAAAAAGTACAACATTTAGTTAAATCAAACAGCATGCGCTCGCAGATCCAGTTGCACAGGCTGCGTATGATGAAGCAGAGAATGAGTGGAAATTAAGTGAATTATTGCTGGCAGCGAGAGAATATGCATAACTACCTCAAACTGAGCTAGCACCACTAAATACAAATATAAAAACGATTTTAAAATATTTAAGCGGGTGTAATGTAAAAATGAATATGAATTTATCTACACTATAAACTATATAAAAAATAATCACACAGCAGTAAAAAAACAAAAAATATAAATGTGGATATTTTATATGCTGACTCTGGAGAGACAGTTACTAGATTACAGGTGAATAGTTGTTACCCAGTAAATAGTTTTTGATTAACACTTTATGATTATCATATAGTTTGTTTTAACTATTGAGCAATATAAAAGAGCTCAATATTGAAATCGAATAAATAAATCCAAAGTCTTTCCTAGGGAAGCTTTACAAAATAACAACATTAAACAGCTATGGAGATAAAATGGCGTTAACTGAGTCACAAAAACGAATAAGGCAACCAAAGTTACCCCAGTGTATGTATTTCGGATAATGAAAATGTGCTATTAACTGAAATAAGCGAACTGTACGGTTAATTTGGGCAGGATTATCACAATTAAAAAAATTTTAAAAAAGCTTTATATTATAGTGCGATCTATATAATAATATATATTATCAAATAACAAACAGAAGAAATAAAAATTTTTCATCATCCCGCTAATTCTGTAAAAAAACTTAAAATATAGCAACATAGATATAGATACTTGTCTTTCCGAGCTGTCAAAATTCGTTAGCTTAATTAAACGATTGTTTATTTTTTCATTAAAACGAGATTCATCTTTTTCATAACATATAGACATTAAAGTTTTTTGAACTGAATCAGTGTTAATGTCGTTCCAGCCAATCGCTTTCATTATTTTTCCTCAATTTTTAGATAATTATTATCGCTAAGCTTGTCATAAAGCTCGTTTGGCTGAGATTTAATTTCTGCTTCTTTAGCGTCTTGCATTTCGGTATCGTTTATTATTTTACAATATGCTCTTTCGTAACCGTTCTCTATAGTTTTATGTAACATCATCTTTTTATCTCCTTTCTTTTATTTCAAACTCAAGCACACTTGTTTAAATGCGCTTTGATTTGAATGCTGGTACATACCCCAGCAGGTGATGCGCTCCCTTACTCTGCGTTATTCTTTCATCAGCTTAGGGGGGAGCTAGGCATTTTGTTCTAAAATGAGCTTTGCTTTCACACTGTCTACTTGAATAACTCTTTATAAAGTTGTTCCGACTTTTCTAATTTTTAAAGAGCTTCAACTTTTTTGTTAGACTGTTTTGATGTGATTACTACAAAATAAGTTGTTATTAATATTAACACCTAAAATTGTTATTATTTTTAATTAAATTGTTGTTTTTATGTGATTGATTGTTACTCGATTGCTTGTTTTTTTAATCAGTGAAGTGTTTTAAAGTTTGGGGGGAATTTTAGGCGTGAAAAAAGCCCGTATTGGGCTTTGTTATTTTGGGGATATATTAAGCGACTCTAGCTACGCTTAATGCAAATTTATACCCGTCATTGTATGCAGTAAAAGCATCTTTGTGTCTGACGCTACCTGCTTGACTGTACGGGATACTATCTAAAACTGAATCATCAATCGCTTTAGGTATTCCATTTACAGCATGAAAATATCCTAACTCAAATGCACAGCCAGCGCATTTATGTCGGCTAAATGTACCTTGATATTCAGGTAATGATTCGAAGTGAGCATCGTAACGGTGTGCCTTATGGCATATAGGTGAATAACCCATTTTTAATACCTCTCTGAGTGATGAGCATTAAATAGGGCTTTACTTAAAAAGAAAACGAATATAGAATAATTATCGAGATCTCGCAATAAAGCCCATAATGCTTTATTTTTTTGTATTAGCCCGATACGCCAATATCGGGCTTTCCCATATCTAGTAGTTTATGTTGCCGCTAACCACTAAATATAGATCAAATTATACCCAATAAAATAGAAATCTTCAATAAAAAGATCTGCTTAAAGAGGTCTATTACCAATGATAAGGCTATTTTTTTATTTTTTGCTGAATAGATGTGGAAAATAAGAGACATCCTTAGAATGCGATTAATGAACGATTAGAGGCATGTAAAAAAGTACAGTTAATTTATAGATAAGTATGAAAAAAACCGCACAGGACTGGCTGAAATAGAGGCTTATTATTGTAGGTTGTTTTCATTCCGTTTTTTCTGTAACGCTGATTCAAGTTTTAATTTCTGGTATTGAACTAACATTAAAGGTAAACCAAATGACCAAATCAACGCCAAACTTGCAAAAAATATGTAGGCATATTCAAATAAAAGTTTAAAAATAAAGGCTCCATCATCTGGCAAAATCATACTTATGAATAGCAAAATCAAAGTTATAAAATAACAATAAAATAAACAACAAGCTTTAATTAGCTGAGTAGATGGTTTTTTTATCATATAAAAAGCTTCACGCCAATTTTTTGCGCTCAAAATTTCGGATGGATCACCAATAATTGTAATAATAGTTATTAGAAAACCACTTAGTATTGAATACAAACTTACCATCAAATTAATAGCGTCTGAATTATTAGTTATATAATCCTTACCTAAATAAGACATGAAAGTACTCAATGAAATGGTTAGTATAAATTTCATTATGTTCACTGTAACCTCCTAACTGATGGTTACTGTTTATTTGTACAGCATTATTTATCTATAATACCACTTTTTTCAAGTTCTACATAATAATTTTTAAGGCAATTCCACGCATTTCTCGTATTCATAGTTTTACCATTTCTATCAACTTTTATAGTTTTTTTTATCTTTAAATCATCGAAAGTAATTGTATTACCGGACTGTGTTTTTATGGAATAGCCTTCTTTTTCATCATTTATAAAAGCGGTACCTAGCTCACATAACTGTTTAGATGATATTTGTTTATTTTCATTGTTTAAATTAAAGGTCAAACCGACTTTCATGTTTGCTAATTCTCTAATGTCAGTATCGTCATTTCGATTAAAAAGACTTTTTAATGCATCTATTATACCTAACGCAATTTGATCTTTAGTTTTACGATCTTTTAATTTGGCATATTCCAGTGATGCTTTATATAAATTTAGATTTAAATCGATGTAAGACACTCCCTCTTTATTTATTAATTTAATTTTATCTTCATTTGCAGTTGGCATAAATCTCATGCATGAAGCGTTTAAGTTGAAATTATCTGCTATTAATAATTTTAAATGTTTGAATGCAGCTGAATTACCCATCGTACATGGGCAGCTAATTATATCATTTTCATAAACTAAAATACATGCACCTCCATCCATCCAATTTTGGTTTTTAGGTGGTTCAATTGAGTCGATTTCTACAGTTATTTCTTCGGAAGGAGATGGCACTGTGTTGGCTGTTGATGTTGGTTCGTAAAACGCTATATGTAAAAGTAATATATCTTTCTCTTCACGTTTGTCATTGACTAGTTTACTAAACTCGGATTTTGTAATGTAACTTTCTTTATCATCCATATTGATTTTTCGTAAAAGTGTATTTGTTTTTGACTCAAGAATTTTTTTTAATGTTTCCTGAAGATTTAAATCAGGTTTTTTCTCGTCACCAATATCAATCCATGAAAATCGATGATAATACATTGTTCTATTTATTGTTTTACCTTTTGTCATTTTTCTCTATCATACCCAATTAAAGTTATCTATTTAATATTAAAAACCGCCGAAGCGGTTGTTACGGATAATCTTTACCACCATTTGGTGGTTTACATCTCATTAATCTACCTAACGTCATTTCCCACCCTTTGAATACACCATATTTTTCAATTGCTAATAAGGCATATTCTGAGCAAGACGGCTCAAATCTACATGCAGAGCGAATGCGATTGGAGGCTATCGCTCTATATAGATATATTAATTTAAAACTAAGCCACTTCACGTCTAAAGATAATCACATAATAAATAGAATATTCTTCTTTTTTTCCTAAAAGAGAAGCAAGACACCCTGGGGATGTTCTTACTCCAACGCTTTCAACGCTTACAAATTCCCAATTATCGTTGGCTTTGTTATTTATTATTTCACGCAAATAAGCTCCTGCTTCATTGCCTTTATCCTTTTTTCCGACATTAATATTTGGTGGAATTTGAACTGTTTCATAAATATAACGCACTGTTTTCTCCTTGATTATTATGTAATATATATCTAATTATGATTATAGTTTTGTTAAACGAAAACAACTGAAGCGGTTAGCCGTGTTTTATTTGGAACTATTATCTTTTACGTCTGAATATTCTGTGTTCAACCATTGTGCCAACTATTCTTATTTGCTGGGTTAATGTGCTCATTGTTGTATAGTCAGTATTTAACGGAATTAGCTCAAATTGCATTCTTTCATGTTCATCATATCCTAACTCTCGATATTTCTTGAACATAGCTTCTGATTCGCCATTCATTGCAACAACAAATTCACCTGGAATAGGTTTAATGGCTGGCTCTATGATGACAACATCACCTTCTTTGAATTCGGGCTCCATTGAGTCGCCTTTTATTTGTAATGCAAATGCTTTATCTGATAATTCCAAAGATGTCATAATATATTCAAATCCCGTTGAATCTCTTAATTCGCATGATTCAGTCCAAACTCCCGCTTGTACATAACTAATTAAAGGTACTTGGCGAGCCTTTAGCGCTATAGGTTCTACATTTTTTACTTCTTTCTCTTTTCCGCTTAATAGCCATGCCATATCACATTTAAGAGCAACAGATATTTCATATAAATAGCGAGTTTTTTTCACTTCTCCACTTTCAATCGCTTGATAAGATTGTTGTTTTATTCCAACTTGTGAAGCTACTTGTTCCTGCGTTAAGTTCAATTCTTCTCGTCTGGCTCTGATTCGTTGACCAAGATTATTCATTTTAAAAATCTCCATTGTTATAAAAAAATAATAGATAAATCTGTAATTTACAAACAGAATAAACTGTTATTTAATACAGTTATAACTGTTAATATTTAGTAAGGGCAAATATGACAATTGGAGAGCGAGTTAAACAAAAAAGGATAGAACAAAATATAAGTCAATCTCTTTTAGCTAATTTGGTTGGTATGAAACAGCAGTCAATTAGTGATTTGGAGTCTGGAAACATTGAAAAGCAAGAAATATTGTAGAAATTGCAAAAGTCTTAAACTGTTCTGGTGAGTGGTTGTATTACGGAAATAAAACTGATTACTGAGGCGCAAATGAGAATAACGTCTTTTATTAATAACTCCAAATGTATTGAGTGGGATTTAACAATGCAACAAAGGGCGTTGTTTGATCTGCTGAATCAGCTTCATACTTGGGCTGAACCTGTTGCTATTGATGGTGAAATTTATTATTGGGCTTCAAAGCAGATGATCTGCAATGAAATACCGCTCGCTTATAACAAGATTGATACTGTTTATCGTGCATTAAAAACATTACGAGAGAAAGGGCTGATTAATTATAGAAAACATGGCGAAAAAGATTGTATTTCATTAACAGCAAAAGGTAAGGGTTGGAACTCGGAAATAAATCCGACATATAAGAATACTAATATAAATAATACTAAGATCAGTAATATTAAAAAAATAAATAAAAATGGTTTGGATTTATCCTGTTTTGAACAACAACCAAGCGAATAA